TGGTCATGCACTAGAAACTCCTGAAGAAGGCTGGCACAATGCTGTCGTTGGCTCAGGTAAGTTTAACAAAAATTTCAAACACTTCCTTAACGTAGTTGAGGACTCACGTATTGAAAAGAAAATCAAGCGCCGCTATCCTGGCTTGCGTAATTCGTTCGTAAAAGCATACGGTCAATTGGTAGAACGTGACTTCTTCGGCTTGAAGAACCGTGACGTTAACTCCATGCCTTTCATTGACCGCTTGAACATGTTCACCAAAGCAGGTGTACAACTCGGTATTAAATTCACCGATGATGAACAAAAATTGGTTGACCAAGTTGAAGGTTGTGAATCATGGGATGATGTTGTCCGTGTCACTGAGGCAGTTTATGCTTATTCTAAGACTGAGCAAAATGAATTGAATCAAGAAAAATTGCGTCCACGTAACTTGGGTATGATGGATGACTTGGACGAGGAAGAACTTGATTTTGATATGGATGACTTGGACGAGGAAGAATCGACCTCACCATCAGGTCAAAAAACTGATGAGCAAGAAAAAGAAGGTAAACCAACTAAGTCATCTAAGAATGGTAAGCCATCGGAAGATGATGAATCGGAAGAATCTGCCGAAAGCGACAAAAAATCCGATGAAACCGGTGATGAAACTGAAAGCAAACAATTCAATCGTGAAAAGCCATCACAATCTGTTTGGAATGATAACTTTGATATGGATGAACCAGTCTGTGAGACTGATGAAGCATACCGCGAGAATGAATCACGCCTCTTGGACGAAAAGTGTAAAGAATACATTTATGTAAACTTGCCAAAACCACAACTTGATAATGTGTTGACACCAGCAAAACGTGTCCATGAATTGATGGAACTACACTGGAATGTTTATAAGGACGGTACTTTCGAAGCTAATCGTGATAAATTGTACAGTGATTTCAAACAAAAGAATGACCGTTATGTTGGTTTGCTTGCTAAAGAATTTGAGATGCGTAAAGCCGCTTCCAAGTTTGCTAAAGCCAAAGTGTCGGAATCTGGTGATATTGATATCAGCCGTATCTACAAATACCAAGTTGATGATAATATCTTCCGTAAGATTACTAAAGTGCCAAAGGGCAAGTCACATGGTTTGGTTATGATGTTTGACCGCTCAGGTTCTATGCAATATAACATGGCACCAACAATCGAACAAATGATGGTTGTGGCAACATTCTGTCGTAAAGTTAACATTCCATTCGTGGTGTATGGCTTCGGTAACAATATAGCTGGTTTCGAAATCGACCACGGTCGCCGTTCGAATGGTCAATGTTTTACTTCCAATACTGGTGAGTTGGCATGTGGTGAGGTTTTCTTACGTGAGTATATTAATTCACGTATGAACAACACCGACTTCCAACGTTCTATGAAAAACTTGGCTGTGTTGGCTAATTCATACACTGGTCGTGTTAAACGTAGTTACAGCGTTCCGTACAGTGAAGGTTTGTCGAACACTCCAATGCTTGAAGCCATGATTGCTTTGCAGCCATTGACTAAACAATTCCGTGAGCAAAACAAACTTGATATTGTTAACATGGTTCTGTTGCATGATGGTGATACCGACAGCGTTAACTATACATACGGTTCTAGTAACACAGAATGGTTTGATGTGAAACGACAAAACGTTGTGGTGCAAGATAAGAAAGAAAAATTTCAGTCTATTGCACCTCACATGGAATATGACAATGGTTTGCGCAAATCAGTTTTCGAATGGTACACACACACAACTGGTGCTAAAATTATTGGCTTCTTTATTTCGCCACCTGGTTCTGGTGTTCGTAGTTCGGTTGAACGCCGTTACATTGATACTAATGGTAAGTGCTTGTGGGATGAACGTAATGTTCCTGGTAAGTTTTATGAAACAAAAGCCAAGTCTGATGCCTTGGTCAAAGAACTGAAAACCAACCGATTCTTGGAATCACATAATGCTGGCTACAAAAAGTTCTTTTTGATTCCTGGTGGTGATGAACTCTCAGTTGAAAACGAAAGTTTACAAATTGAAGGCGATATTACTGCATCTAAATTGCGTAATGCATTTATCAAAATGAACAAAAAGAAACAGATCAGCCGTGTGTTGGTGAATCGTTTTATTGGTGAAATTGCGGTATAAATTTTGAAATACCACTTGACAAGGTGGTGTTTTTCTGTTAAACTACTTGTATTGATTGATTAATTGGAGTTGTAATGAGTAAACGTGATGCTTTCCTGTCGCTGGCTGCCTCTACTGGTAAGTCTATTATGTCTCGTAATGAGATTGGTATGCTATGTGATGAAAATGGCATTGCCTTTCCTCAATGGTTCACTAAAAATCCTGAGAATCGTGCAGGTCGAAATTTGTATAAAATGCCTGGTGCTTCGGCATCTATTGTTGAGAATGTTGTGCCTATGAAAAAAGAATCCGCACCAGCGCCTGTTGTTGGTAATCGTATCGCTAGTGTGACTACCGATTTGGAAACTGAGAATCTGATTCCTTCAGTTTATAAGAACTATGTGCCATTTGGCAACTACCAAGACTTGCTGGCGATTGTGCAAAGTAATCAGTTCTTCCCAATCTTCATTACTGGTCAATCTGGTAACGGTAAGACTATGTCCGTAGAACAAGCCTGTGCCAAAGCCAAGCGCAAATTCGTTTGTATCTCTATGACACCTGATACCGATGAATCTGATTTGCTCGGCAACTATGTTTTGATTAATGGTCAGATGGAATGGCGAGATGGTCCGGTGACAGTTGCCGCCCGACAAGGTGCAGTATTGTGTATTGATGAAATTGATTACGGTGCTCAAAACTTGTCCTGTTTGCAACGGGTTCTCGAAGGTAAACCTTTTATGTTGAAAAAGAAAGGTGAGACTGTTACACCAGCCACTGGCTTTACGATTGTTGCTACTGCTAACACTAAGGGTAAAGGTTCCGATGATGGTCGCTATATGTTTACCAACGTTCTTAACGAAGCATTCTTGGAACGATTCTTGAACACTTATGAGCAAGAATACCCACCAGTTGCAGTTGAAAAGAAAATTATCAAAAAAGAATTGGTTGCCTCAGGTAAGGAAGACAATGACTTTGCCGATATGTTGGTAATGTGGGCTGATACAATTCGTAAGACTTATGCAGAAGGTGGTGTTGATGAAATTATCTCCACACGCCGTCTGGTACATATCTGTAAGACTTACGGTGTGCATGGTGACCGAATGAAGTCTGTTGGTTTGTGTTTGAATCGTTTTGATGATGACACTAAAATGTCCTTCCTTGATTTGTACACTAAACTGGACGCTGAATCCAAAAAAGTGGATGAACCTGTGGTTTCCGAAGACGAGAAAATTGCACCATCAGATTTTGATGTTGAAATTCCTTTCTAAGTAATTTCATTATTACCGCACAGAGTATTGACTTACTCTGTGCTTTTTGCTATGATGTTACATATTGAGATATAATCACCTCTCAATTTAAGTTAAAGTGTGATTTTATTATGGAGTTAAAAATGAGTAAATTATCTGCTAAAGAAAAAATGTTGGCCGCTTTGTCCAAGAAAGAAGGTTACAACACATTCACCGTCGCACAGGCTCGCCATCGTTTTGGTGTAACCAACGTAGCGGCACGTATTAGTGAATTGCGTCAGGATGGCCATGCTATCTACTTGAACACACGCAAATTGGAAGATGGTCGTAAGATTTCCTTCTATCGCCTTGGCACACCAACTAAGCGTATGTCCAAAGCCAGCCGCACTTTTGCCTAAAATTCGGTGAAATTTTTTGAGGGACGTGATATATACTTGTATCACTCCCTCTTTTTTATGGATATATTATGGAAATTAAAGTTAAAATTGAAGACTTGAAACAACATAGATTGTTTGTTGCTACACCAATGTACGGTGGTCAGGCACATGGCATGTATGTTAAGGCTTGTCTTGACTTGCAAGGTTTACTGAATAAGTATGGTGTCGAAGTTCGATTCTCATTCTTGTTTAATGAATCCCTCATTACACGGGCACGTAATTATCTGGTTGATGAATTCTTGCGTTCGGATTGTACGCACATGCTGTTTATTGATTCGGATGTACATTATAATCCCCAAGACGTTATCGCATTGCTGGCGCTGGACAAAGATGTTATCGGTGGTCCATATCCCAAGAAAGCAATTAACTGGAATAACGTAGCACACGCCGCACGTACACACAAAGACCTTGCGCCAAGTGAATTGGAAAATGTTGTTGGCGATTATGTCTTTAACGTTGTAAAAGGCACACAACAATTCTCTGTAAATGAACCTTTGGAGGTTATGGAGATTGGTACTGGTTATATGATGATTAAACGTCATGTGTTTAAGATAATGGAAGAAGCGTATCCACAATTGCGTTACAAACCAGATCATGTTGGTCAAGCGCACTTTGATGGTACACGATACATCCATGCATACTTTGATACAATCATTGATACCGTTGATAGTGCAACGGGTGGTGGTTCTGACCGTTACTTGTCTGAGGATTATATGTTTTGCCAACTCTGGCGCAAAACAGGTGGTACAATCTTCTTGTGTCCATGGATGAGAACACAACACATCGGCACATACCCATTTACAGGTAACATGCCCAAAATTGCTGAACTCACAGGAAAATTATAATGGAAGATGCGACTAAAGGTCGCAAGTATGATGGTGGTAAACTTGAGTATGGTTTACTACCACCTCTTGCAC